ATGCAGTTGGATTACTTAAATGCCCTTCAGAGATGCAGCCTAAGAACTTAAATGTTGGTGGATCATCTATGATTGTACTAAATACAGATAATCCAGATGCAGATGTAGACTTTCAATTCGTTGCTCCTAATAGTGATATCTCTGGTATTGGTGATGCTATTGATAAGTTCTTAAACTACTTTGTTACAAGCGAAGGTTTAGGTGGTGATGTTGTTAACTCTAAAGGTGAGACGCAAAAGGCTACATCAGGGATTGATAGATTTTTACAGATGCTATCTAAGATTGAAGCTCACCAAGACGATTACGATGCGTTCAAAGATGTAGAACAAGATATATATACAATTGTAAAAGCTTGGCTTGATGTTTTATCTAATAGCTCTGACTTAAATGCTAAATACAAAACAAGCATACCTGTAGATTCTGAAGTTGAGGTTAATTATTACAAACCTGAGATGATTCAGACTGAAACTGAAAAACTTAGCAATATAGAGAAGCTGATTGATCTAGGTCTTATGTCTAAGGTTAAAGCAGTCATGGAATACTACGACATTGAGGATAAGGAAAAGGCAGAAGAGATGCTTAAGCAGATTCAAGATGATGATTCTTTTTTAGTTCCAGATAGTGGAGTGTTTGCACCGCCTAGTGAAGATGAAGATATGGGGCTAGATAATGACGCTGAGGATGACACTGAAGAGTAATGGCAAAACTAGCAGGTAAAAAAACAATCACAGTTGATGAGATGTCTCAAGAGATTGATCTTAAGAGATATCTCGGACGTGATGCCACTGATAAAGAGAAGAGACTGTTTGGAGAGTTGGCAGTTGAGAGAATCAATAGCCGCACACTAGATGGTAAGACAATACACGGTGGTAAGTTTAAAAGATACTCTGAAGCTTATGCAGAAAAGAAAGGCGTTACTAGAGATAGTGTAGACCTGTTTTTAGATGGTGATATGTTAGATAATGTAGTTGCTCAAAATGCTAATGCATCTAAAGTGCGCATCGAGATTGATGATAGTCTGGATACTAAGAAAGGTTTTAATCACAATGTTGGTCAAACTGTTCCAAAGAGACCTTGGTTCGGAATAACTACACAAGAGGCTAGGGCTATGGCAGAAGCGGTTAGAGAAGATGAGACTGCACAAGAAAAAGAGTCAGTATTAAAAAAGATAGCTAATCAAGCTACATCTACATTTACATTGGCTGATCTTAATAATGAATTAGATAAACTAGATATAACTTTAGAATAATGGCAAAAGTAAAAGTAAAAAACTTTAGAGCAGTTAAGTCATCGGTTAGAAAAAAGATAACTAAGGCTTTGCGCTCTCCTAAGATCAGACAAGAAATAGGTCAGCTATACAAAGAAGCTGTGCAACTTACTAAGTTTCCTGTTACATCTGAAGCCACTAAAGCATGGAGAAAGTACCTAGAGCAAGCTAATCAGACTGCAAAAGAGTATAGTCGCAATCAAATAAATGTTACGTTTACAGGTGAGTTGTTAGATGATTTGGCAAGTAATGTTAGAGCAAAGTTAACGAGCTCCAAAGCTGAATATCAAATCGCTAACAGTAAAAAACTTCACAAGAAATACAAAAAGCCTAATGGAAAACCTGTAAAAGGGAAAAGACAGTCTTATGAAGAGATTGCAGGGCATTTAAAAAAGTTAGGTTACGACTATCTAGATGCTGAATACCTGACAAATAATCAAGAGTTATTTGACGAGTTGAAGAAAGTTATAAGAGAATTAATCATCAAGGAATTTGATAACTAGCAGCAATTGTATTGACTGCTTTATACAAGGAATATTACAATGAGTGAAGAAGTAACAAATGAGTCAGTGACTCAAACAGATGTGAACAGTGTTCCGACTGAAAAACCAACTACTGAAATTAACAGCGCGGCAGATGATTACAAGCGCGACATGTTCAAATTCAAAGAACAGGCAAAAAAGCTACAAGAGAAGCTAGATGCTATTGAACTTGAAAAAGAACAGAAAAAAGGTAACTACAGTGAAGTTATCAGCAAGCTTAAAGAAGATCTCAAAAGTGCAAAGACTGAGTCAGCACAAGAGAGATTAAAGTTTGCACAAGGTAGATTGGATGATGCTATTAGAAAAGAAGCTATGAAAAAAGGTGTTAAGGGACAAGCTCTTGACGTTTTTTTAAATATGATCGATTCTGATAGTAAGAAGATAGTTGAATTTGACGGTGATTATAACGTTAATATGGAAGATGTTAAAACTGTAGTTGATTCAACAATGGGAAGATATGGAGAAGTATTTTCTCATAAAATTAATATTGCTGATGGTACACCAAATAGACAATCAAAGCAGTATGAGAAAAAAATAGATCTAAGCAAAATGTCAGGGGATGAGGTTTTTGCTTATGCTAGAGAGCTTGCAGCTCAAGGAAAAATAAAATAATAGTTTAACATAACAAGGATGTGAAACATGGCTGATGCTATTCAAACACTACCGAATACTAAGAATGATTTAATTGTTAGTGCGGTACAAAAAAACTTAATTGAAAAAGCAGTTCTTGCTCCTACGGTAAGAGATATTTCTGCTTTTATGGTAAAAGGTACTAAGTCAGTACGTATTCCAAAGCTTAACAACTTTGTTGTTGCTAATAGAACATTTGGATCACCAGAGGATTCAGTTGCTTTAACTGATTCAAATGATCAAATTGATCTAGATTTTAACGCTTACATTGCTTGGTTATATGACTCAAGAGATGTATTCCAATCAACTATCGAGTATAGCTTACAAGCTGCTGAAAGAGCTGCATTAGCACACGCTAAATACGTTGATGAGCAAATTGTTGCTACTCTAGATGCAGTTGCTGGCATTACAGTTTCGGCTGCTGTTGAAACTCATGTTAAGTATCAAATCTTAGCAATGAGAGAAGAGCTTTTAAAGAAAGGTGCTGATATCTCTAAAATGACTATTGCAGTTGGTCCAGCTAAAGAGGCTGAGATGTTAGCTGAGTCTGATTTTGTAAGAGCTGATTTTTATGGTTCTGCAAACGTAAGAACAGGTCAAATTGGTATGATCTACGGTATTCCAGTTGTTATCTCTAGACTTATTGGTGATGCTGAAATGTTTATCTATGACTCTGATGGTATTGGTCTTGGTTTCCAAGGTGGAGTTGAGATGAGTGACCAGCCTGCAAACGAGTACGGTGCAAACTCTAGAAGAGTAGCTATGGATCAAGTTTTTGGTATTGGTGGTTTAGAGCTAGGTGAGCAAGGTGTTCTTGCTGCTGAATCTCCACTAGTAGCTAAGCTAGTTGCTTAATGGCAATAAATTCTTTTAAGATAAGAAATTTTATTACGGCGAAGTCTCCTAAAAGGCTTCGTCGTCTTATGTATGAGAAGCAAATTTCTCTAGGTATGGCTGCTTTGGAGTTTGATCAGATCACGTATGCTAAAGGTAATTGGTATGCTTGGTATTATGAAATTCTAAAGAGTGACAACCAATCTATACAGGATATAAGCGAAGATGGCATTACCGAGAACAATAGAAGGTAGAGAACAGGCTAAGTTTGTTGAATGCCCTGATAATACATCTCAAGTGGGTGTTGCTACTGTTATATGTAATGTGGATCAATTAGCCGAAGCAATTAGCTCTGGCTTTGGTGTTGAGTCTGACTTTGCTGATGGTAATATATCCGCCGCTAAAGCTATTTATAAAACTACAAGCGGTGTTGCTCTAGCTTCAAATAACTTAACTGAAGATGAGGCAACTGTTATAGGTGTTACGTTGACAGCTGCCTTAGATGGCGAAAAAATAAAGTATAAAATAATAGGGAATATGACTGATAGCTCTTTTGCGTTCGGTAATAATCCTGTTTATCTGGGCGTTAATGGCAACATGACTAACATATCGCCGACTACAGGATATAGAACACAAATAGGCACTGCGTCTGCAGATGGTGAATTACAAATAAATATAGAAGAACCAATAATTTTATAAGGAAGTAAAAATGGCTGATGGAAAATTTTTAACGCTGGAGAATGGGCGAAAAAAACTTAAACAAGGTATCAACGTTTCAACTGGTGCGCCTGATGCAAACAAAATCATAAGAACAGGATCAGACGGAAAAATAGATAGAACTTTTATTCCTGATCTTGATGTAAATGTTTTACAAGCAACTGAAGCATTAAGTGCTGGTGACTTTGTAAATATTTGGGATGATGGTGGAACGGCAAAAATAAGACTTGCAGATGCTTCAAATGATAGACGTGCTCACGGCTTTGTAGACGCTGCTACTGCAATTGGTAACAATGCAACGGTATTAAGAGAGGGTACAAACTCTAACTTATCTGGATTAACACCAGCTAGAAGATACTACTTAGATACAGTTGGGCAAGTTACTTTAACAGAAAAAACTGCAAGTGGTGAAATTCATCAATACTTAGGAACTTCAAACTCTGCAACTGAATTAAATATTGAATTAACAGATGAGATTGTTTTAGATTTTTAATGATTTATAAAAACTTAATCACATTACAAAGTGGTAGAAAGGCTTTAGTAGCTCTAAAGTCTTTTCTTCACGTTTTTAAAACAGAATATAATGATGACATAATTGCAGAAGCTAATTGTGTAACATTAATGGCAGGGTTTAAAACCGATCAAGGTATAAAAGTTGATGGCTGCCTAAAGGTTATTTAATGGCAAGTGGTGTTATTGAATTTATAAAAAGGTTAGTTGCGCCTAGTGCTCCTGCAAGTGGTTATGCTGGTATATACATTGATGATAGCGGCGCGGAACCTGAACCAAAGCTTATTGATGATGATGGGACAGTTTTTGGCTTCAAGGGTTCTTATGGTTCTTATTATAAGTACGCACAAAACTTAACACCAGCAACAAACACGACAACGACAAGACAGGCTTACGCAACTGTGAGTTATTCGTCTTTAGAGTCGGTTGGAGTTTATGAGGTTGCAGTAGGCTTTACTCAAGGTTATTCCAATGGACAAAGAGACTTTATAGGTGA